GCTTTTGGTGGACCATTCGGGCACTGCCCCCGAGTCCGCAACACCTTTCTGTCAAGGCATTAAACTACAATTCTTTAGTATTATACGACACACCTATTTATGTGTCAACCAGGCCCGTCCTACCACGCTGTTTGATCTAACAGCGAAATCTTATTCGTTGTCTGTCCATTCTTTCAACAAGATCATGGCATACAACAACATACCAACTAGGAAAATTACAGCTACCATGCCCATGCTAGTTGCCTTTGATGTTTTTGCCGTCTGTGGCAGGATTGCCTCGTGCCATTACATTTTGTAATTGCTGGGCTCGGTCACGTTCGGGCGGCAGTGGACCACACCCCAACCGATTCCATTCGTCTTCAGAATAGTAATAGTGTTCTAGGGGTCGTTTGGCCTGTTGCATGGTTAGATATTTAGTTGGTGGGCCTTCTAAGAATTGAACTTAGACTCCATCGATTATGAGTCGATTGCTTTACCATTAAGCTAAAGGCCCTGATATAAACAGTATAACATCAGGGCCCGTAGTTGTCAATAAATACCTGTCCATGAAAGTTCTAGTATCCGGTTGTAGTTTCACGCATTGGCCCGAAGAACCCGGCAGCGACAAAAACATCTGCTGGCCCACAGCTCTCCAAAGACTCAGACCTGATTTTGAAATCAAGAACCTGGCTGAACCCGGAGCAGGCAATGTGTACATAGCCAACGGAGTGGTAAGATATCTTTTGGAAAATCCTGATTTTGACATGGTGTTGATCATGTGGTCCGGAGTCAGCAGGATTGATTTCTTAACCGATTTGACCAACGATGCCTGGCATAGAATGTTCGATGATTTTGGGTTTTATCGCCGGGTTGAAAGTTGTCCCGGACAGCTAGGATATATTTTCAGTGGAGGTGCACTGGGACCATGGACCGAAAATCCTGATATGCAACGACTGTTCAAGGGATTGTACATGGTCAGCAACAATCTCAGTCTGGCGCATACCAATCTCATTGAAATCATAAAATGTCAAGAATTTTTAAAAGCCCGGCGCATGCCCTACAGGTTTATGAGCTATGTTAACTATTGGAATCACACAGAGCATTGCAGCCCCAACGGTGATTTTGGGGTGTTGAAATATCCCGAACTCCGACCATTGATTGACAATATAGATTGGACCCAGTGGATTTTTCAAGACTCTGATAAAAATGGAATCTATGAAATGGCCAAACTCAAACAAGACTATCATGGTGATAGATTTCATCCCGGTGTGGACACTCACGAAGCCTGGGCCCACATAGTCGCAGAAAATATCAGTAAAATTGATCTATCTTGATCTGTATGTGAGTTCTAGCAAACTGATTCCAATCTGTGTTCATGATCATGTCATGATTGTGCTCCAACACCGGTCTCACTGTTTCTAACACTTGAGTTTGTGGCAACATGCACAATGCCCGAACTTGTTCAAATGCCGCGGTGAATCTTTCAGTGTCATTTTTAATCAGATCATAACTTTCATCAATCACTGAACCAAAGGTTTGAAAACCCAGTTCACGTAGATTGTGTAAAAATTTATAACCACTAAATGCCACAAACAATCTGTGTGCTATCAAGGCTTTGGCGGTTTTTTCGCTGAAAAAACTCAGGGTATTGTCATTGTCGGTTTCGGCCACGATACTGTAGGCAGTGTCATTGTAGACTTGTATGGGCATGACTTGGCTGAGGTGGCATTGATGTCCATGATATCGGACCCAATCTGCTGTGCCTATGATTTCCTGTTCGGGTTCACACCCGGGTTCCCAGATAAAATAATCACGTGCATAAAATTCTGTGTTTTTCCAGGCACCGCCGTAGGTCAAAACAAACTGACTGTGTAGATCATGTTCATGCACAGCATTGGCCACAAAGGTCCTGTGCGGCTTGGGACAACCCAGCAAGGCATCAAATGCTCTGGGCTTGGCCAACCAGGGACGCAACTGTGCCAGCACGTCCGGCAATGCGCGATAAAGACCTGCTGTGGTTTTAAACCAGTCACCCCAGTAGATCATGTTGCGTTGCATGTCGGGTCTGTCATTGACTGCGCCGGGTTGGCACCAGTAAACATTGGGCCTGTGACACTGACTCCAAATAGTCCAGTGATACTCATGCAGTTCGCTTTCAAAACTAAACACCAGGTCACTGACCTCACTGAGCCGTGTGATCTTATCTTCAAACCCCTGATATGCTCCAGACTTGTCTTCAAGATCGCAGTGCAGTCTATGTGCCGTAAATGCTATTTTGTGTGGATAAGGTGATTGCACATATTCTTCATAGTCGTGGAACACCTTGCGGCCACCTGGCCATTTCAACAAGGGAATCCAGTCAACATCCAAGATCTGGCTGTCAATGTACACTGATATCATGATTTGTAGTTGTCAAGAAATTGTTGCAGATTGCCATATAGATTTAACCAGACTGCTTCTTGGCTGCCAAAAAAAACTATTTTCTTGGGTATGCCTTTGGTGGCTGAAATATAGTATGGCATCTGTATTTTTTTATCCAGTGCTAATATCACACGTTGATTGAATTGTTGTGGATCCGGTATTGGCCATTCATAGCGTGCCAGATCCAACTGTTCTGTAAAAACTGCGTAGCCCGGACCGGTCAATCTCATGCCACCATTTTTTCTAATGTTGAACCACCAGGTGCGCATGGCCTGAGTGATCGTGATACCCGGATCAGAATCCAGTTGTGCGACCAGTTGTTCGGTGAGTTTTAGTTTATCTCGCACTTCAAGGATAGATCCGATCGCCCGCGGTCAGCAAAACCACGGTAAACCGATCGGTCTTGAACTGCGTGTTGAGTTTTCGTGCCAGATTCCTGGCATGTCCAGGATTTGAAAATGAGACCTTTTTGTATTTGGGTCCCGGATACTGCACCAAGAGATTGCTGGTCTTGAGATTGATGGGTTGATTTTCATAGAACACAGCCCACACTCCTTCCGATGCCAGCACCTGTTCGGTCTTGTAGGTCACTTTGTTGGTGTGTTCGATCAACACCCTAGGTTTGGGTCTGCTCATGGCATAATACTCCTACATTTATTTATGCCAAAATATAGGTATATTTTAGAATGAACCGCCTTGTATTTCCACTTTAAGGACGTCTGTGTTGGCGGTTTTGGTTTGTTGTTCTTGCAGGCTCTGCAGGGCCAGCAACAAGCGAGTGATGTCGGCATGCAGATCTCGGGCTTCGTTCATGGTCATGATCAGGTCACGGGCACCGCGGGCTTCTTGACCCCGCACCCGGTCAACGAATTTCTGTAGGTGTATGGTCATTGGCATCACTTTCTGAATGGAATGGTCCTGCATGTGCATAGCGTTGTAACACTATGAGCTTGGGTGCCAGCATGGTTTGCCAGCTACGGCCTCGCCGGACACGATACCAGCCTGCGGCGAACCATGATTTGCTCTTGGCAGTGCGAGTGTACACCGGCAACTGTTGTGTGACTGACCACATGGCATTGTACACACGTCCCTGGATGGGATAGCCATGCACCTGGTTGTCAGGGACCACGGCAGTGGCATGGGGTCTTGATTCAAACTTGATGTTGACTTTTTGTGCGGCCATACGGATGGTGGGGAACTGTGACGTTTCGTTGCGTATGCGTACCTGGTATCCGCCGGCACAGGCCTGCACATTGCCTACCTTGCGATCGTTTTCTTGCAAGATCCAAAATTCATTGTCTATCACGGGTTTAGCTACTAATGTCATCGAGCACTCCTTTGTATGTTTCATTCATCCATCGACCAAAGCTTTCAGCCGACTCAGAACATTTGTTCAGTTCATATTTGCCGCAGAACTGCATGAATCTTACTCCCACCTGGCCCACGTCCTTGTGTGAAATCTGTTCACGTATGGCCGCATCTACAGTAGCCTTGACGTCGGCAGGTTGCGCTGTCAAATCAATCAAGGTACGGTTGCGTTCATAGTCATCCAGCACACGGTGTTCCTTACCATCGGGATCCATCCAGCGTTGCAACATCAAGTTGTTCCAGGCATAGCCTTGTTTGGCACGGTCCTCGAATGCTTCCTGTAGGCCAACCTTGTTTTTAGTGCCCTTCGTTCTGACTCCTGGGTAAGCCGAGAACACATTGTCCGACGAGTCTCCACGCATGCACTTTTCAAACAAGAGCCATTCAGGATTAGGTATCTGCTTAGGCTCTTTAGACTTCTTATCGATGACAGCTTTTCCTTTGGCATCGAATATTCCTTCCAGGGTGATTAATTCGTCGGTGATTCCGTTGTATTGCTTGACATTGGCGGCTACCAGCTGAACAAAGTCCGTATCACTACTGATTACAACATGTTCATCTTGGGGGTGTAGTGCGATCCAGCGAGCTATGACATCGTCGCCTTCGGCTGTAGCACAACGGATCACGCTACAGTTGGTTCTCTCACTCAAGTATTTAGTCAGACTATCATAAGTTTCCCAGAACATTTTGTCTTCTTCTAGTTCCGCTTCGGTCAGTGCCTGACGGGCCACAGCACGATTGTTTTTGTAGGGTTTATACAGGTCTTTGCGCCAGCTACGGCCCTCCAGGGCAAACACCATGTGATCGGCTTCAAAACGCCGGGCCAT